TCGGCGGTCGCCCACTTTGTTAATAATCTCATTCCGACATATTTCTCAATTTTTGGTTTTTATAAATATGTCGTTCCTTTATTCGCTGGCCATAGAGCCACCGCCATGCAGAGTCATGGTGCCGCACCGCTTGGTGAAAATGGGCCGTAAATGGCACCGGTTAGTAGCACGATTGAAAGCCGGTGAGGCTAACAAAGAGATTAAATATACCAATGATAACTGAACCAATAAAATTCACAAAGAGAATCGGTCATCTCTTCGAGAGAGTGGTAGACCTGGATAATATCAAGCTGGCGATTAGAAACGCAGCGAAGCGCAAAAGTGACCGGCCATCAGTCAGAAGGATTCTGCTGAACGTCGATAAATACGCAAAGAAGCTGCAGGAAATCCTGATCACAGAGAGCTGGGTACCCCATGCATACCACATCCGAGAGATCAACGATGGCATTAAGAAAAAGAAACGTATCATCGCAGTACCACGCTTCTTTCCGGATCAGTGCATTCATCACGCATTTGTCCTGGTATTTAAGGAAGTCGTGGAGCATGGCTCCTACGAGCATAGCTGCGGATGCGTGCCAGGGAAAGGAACCGACGGAGCCCGAAAGGTTATAAAGCGCTGGGTTGTAAACGATCCAAAAGGGACGAGTAAAGTCGCTGTCCTGGATGTGAAGCAGTGCTATCCGACGCTGCCACATGAACAGCTCCGTCTGAAGCTGGAAAAGCGTATCAAGGACCGGAAGTTCCTGCGGCTTGCCTTTAAGATTATAGCCAGCTATCAGCAGGCCATGGCAAACAAGACGCAGCTGCTGCCGGAAACTATCGCAGTCGGAATTCCCGTCGGCTTATACACGTCTCCCTGGTTTTTAAACTTTTTCTTTCAGGACCTGGACCACCTGATCGCAGAGAAGTGTGGCCTCAGTCATCTCGTAAGATACGTTGATGATATGGTCCTGTTCGATAATTCAAAGAAACGACTGCACGCAGCGATCAGAACGGTCGGAGATTATCTGCAGCATATGCAGATGAGACTGAAAAGCACCTGGCAGGTGTATCACTTACGGATTCGCCCGCTTGACTTCTTAGGGTTCAAGTTCCATGCGAACGGAAAAATAACCCTCCGGAAGTCAATCCTGTACAGGATATCCCGCAAGGCCAGGACGATAGCACGAAAGGGCTATGCTTCAGTAACCAACGCCTCCGGTATGATCAGCTACAAAGGATACATGGATCATTCAGACTCTACCGGATTCTATGAGAAGTGGGTCCAGCCGTTTATAAATTTCAAAGTATTGAAAGGAGTAGTAAGCAATGAAAACAGAAAGCAATGTAAAGCCATCTGTGCAGCTTGAAATCGAAGCCTTCCCGAAGAAGGAAGGAGCAGTCTGCACTGTAATCCTGTATGACAATGTCGCCGGTCCATTCACAAAAGACAACGGCGCCGATCAGGAAGCATCTACCTACTTCACCTATGACCGGTACGAGGTAGAGACCTACTACAGAGAAGGCCTGGAAGACAGCGTCCGGAGTTCCTTTGATGCATGGCTTCAGAAAGCCAAGGAATCTGAAGAAGCTGGTGATCCGCTTACTGAGATCGAGATTCTGCAGCAGACCGTCGAAACACTGACAGCCGCAAACAAGGAACTCAGCAGCACCGTAGATGACCTGGTCATCGCATCCCTGGGAGGTGATCTTTAATGCATAGCGCTATGTACGAGAGACTCAAGAGATTATATCTGACTGATCGCCTGACAGACGCAGCCCTTCAGACTGCAGTCAAGAGAGGATGGATCACCGATGAAGAAAAAGAAGAAATCATCGAAGAAAAGAAAAAGACTGCAGAGTAACTTCATATGCAGCCATATCGATGAAAGGAACATCTGCAGGCGCTCATATGAGCCCTGTACCGGGCTGCTGTGCCGCTTTCATGAATTCTGCGGAGAATGCCGCAGCTATCATATTCCGGCCAGCCAGGAGCCCTGCAGGAGCTGTATGAAAGGAGAAAGAGATGGTTGAAACATTGATCCTGGCAGCCGGGATTCCTTCAGCGGCCGTCGGTTTCTGCTTCTGGTTTCTGGAAAAGAAACTGGAAGCCAGGGCGGCCGCGGAGAAAGAAGAACGCCAGCGCCGGCAGAAAGCATTCGATGAGAGAGAGAAGAAACAGGAACAGCTGCAGCTCGTTGTGATCAACAGCGTGAATGCCTGTATGTCTCTTTCAGAAGCTACGGCCAGAGCAGTACAGAGAATCCCTGATGCGCACTGTAACGGGGACATGCACGCGGCCCTGGAGTATGCAACGAATGTAAAACATAAGCAGAAAGAGTTCCTGACAAAACAGGGAGTCGAACATATTATTTAAGCAAAGGAGGAAATGACATGAAAGGTATTAACTGGACAAAGAAACTGACAAGCCGGAAGTTCTGGCTGTCCATCGCGAACTTCGTGACTATGATGATCGTGGCATGCGGTGGAACAGAGAACCAGGCGTCCCAGGTAGCTGCGCTGATCATGGCCGGGGCCACAGTGATCGCATATGTGATCGGGGAAGGCCTGGCTGATGCAGCAGGAGCAGCTCCGTCCATCGATGGAACTGAGGTCCTTCCTGGCATCGGCGTAGATGACACTGAGGAATAAGAAACAGAGGGCGGCACTGCTGCCCTCTGTCAGAAAAGGAGGACCAGCATGGAAATCAAAGGAATTGATGTCTCTGCTTGGCAGGGGCAGATTGACTGGGATAAGGTAGCGAGCTATGGGATGGATTTCGTCTTTATTCGAATTACAGAAGCAGGCAACGTGATCGATAGCTGCTTCGAGAGAAACTTCTCCGGATGTAAAAAGCACAATATCCCGGTCGGAGTATATAAATACAGCTACGCCATGACGATCGCAGAGATTCAGAGCGAAGCCAGGAAGGTCGTATCCGTCCTGAATGGAAGGAAGCTGCAGTATCCGGTATGGCTTGACCTGGAATACAACAACCAGAGAAGCATCGGAGCTGAGAGCATCCACAAGATGGCCGATGCTTTCAGAGAGATCGTAGAGGCAGCAGGATACAAGTTCGGCATCTACTGCAACGTGGACTGGTACATGAATGTGATCTGCAGTCACCTGAAGAAGTACGATTTCTGGATCGCAAGGTATCCGGCCAACGATAACGGATGGCTCCAGGAGAGACTCCGGCCAGACTTCGGCGTCGGCTGGCAGTACAGCTCCAAGGCCAAGATCCCTGGTATCAGTGGAACCGTAGACCGGAACGTCTTCTACAAAGATTATTCCGAAAATGACAAGGGGGAGCCAGAAGTGAAGAAAACAAAAGAACAGATCATTCAGAACATCCGGAACGATGCGGTAGAGTTTGCGGTCGGAATCGCAAATGATAACGATCACGGATACAGCCAGAGAATCCGGAGTTTGTATGAAATCAATGTACCAAAGTCTTTCGATTGCAGTTCGCTGACCCTGACTGCTTACTACTACGCATTCCTTAAGAATGGGCTTACTCAGCAGGCCAGATACCTGAAGGAGCACTGCAGCTACACTGGCAATATGCTGGAAATGTTAAACTGCGGGTTTGAGGTCGTGGCCAGAAATCAGACAGCACATGCACAGATGATCAAAGGCGATCTGGAGCTCAACACTACACATCATGTAGCAATGGCGATTGATAAGGACAACATTGTCCATGCCAGAAGCTCCGAGGGAACGACGGACACAAAGGACAACTCCGGAAATGAGATCAGAACGCAGCCGTGGTACCTGTACAGTCATGGCTGGACACACCGTCTCAGATTTACTGGAAAAGGAATCGACTTCTCTGGTCTCGTAAATACGAGCGGAAGCAAGCCAACAAAGAAACCAGAAGCTGTGACACCGGAAACAACTACGAAAGGAGCTGGCTATATGTTCGAACCTGGACTCGTGAGACTTGGATCCACAGGAACCTCTGTCCTTCTGCTGCAGGAAATCCTGCGTGCAAGAGGATTCAAGGGCAAGAATGGAAAGGCCCTGAGCTTATCCAGAAAAGCAGATGAGAACACCATCTATGCACTTAAGGCTTACCAGGAATCCAGAAATGGAGTTCTGGCCGTAGACGGAGAGTGCGGGGAGAAGACCTGGAAAGATCTGATTGCAATTTAATATGGACAAAAAAGAAAGCCTGGGAGCTGAGCTCCTGGGCTTTCTAGGCGTATTAGACTGTTATTGTCAATACTCATAATCAATGCATTCATCTAATTCAGAATAATATTCTCCATCAAATCCTTTTCTCATTAACTTCTCCCAACAAGAAGAACATACAAGTCTAAATGTTATACCATGGCAATCTCTTGTAAAATTCATATTGCTTCTCTCGGTTTCCTGATTACAGCAAGGACATATTCGAATATCTCTTTCTATCTGTCTATTCATACAACTCCTCCTTCCACGATTTCTAATGATTTTTTATAGGCATCCAGCCGGCACTTGCTTGAAAATTCCAAAGCTGTTTTTCTATTTTCCATCAGCTCTAATCTAGCTTTCGATTCTTCTTTTTTCAATTGATCTATAACTTTATCCACATCAAATACTGTCGGCTGTTTATCAATCAGTTCAGTCAAAGCAATTGCTTTGACTGGTGGATAATTATGTGCAATCATCATCGCTGCAACCTGATCTTTAAATTTATCAGCATTAATCAGTCTACTCATTCAATTACATCCCTCTTTCTTCATAATTTCTTTTATGCATTTATCGCAGTAGCAACCTTCCTGCCCCTGTATCTCGTACAAAAAGCACATCCAGTGCCTGTTCCAGATTCCTTTATCGTCACATCCTTTGCAGCTACCTTGCCCGTTTCCTTCACATCGTATTATTTTTAACATTTATTCAGTCCTCCTGTTCCACATGTTAATTCTCCCAAAGTTCAATATCGTGAATTTCAATACCGGATCCGAATTGATCTTTTGCGGCCTTTCTGGCCTGCGCTTTTGTATCAACATAAGCTCTGACCACATTCCAGGCGCCACCAGGATAACTCCAGGTTACTAAATATACTTTGTTTGTTTTTCTCATAAAGCTGCTCCTTTCTTTGGATAATAATGTGTGATTCGCGATCGGTTTTCAAAGTACATAAACACCGACGCAGGCTGGCCGGTTTTGTCTGCAACGCCCTGAGCGGCCAATGCCGCCTCCCGCTGGTCACTGGTTTCCAGAAAGAAATCGCCGGGTCCCCAAACATGATAGGTAGCTGCCATGAGCAACGCCTCCTTCCATTTTTTATGTTTCGCTTTTTTATAATGAGGGGTGAAGGACGCAAGATAAAAAAGTGAGCATCAAAGCATAATAGAAAGTGACTCCCCGTCCCATACACATTTTTTTATAACGTCCTTCACAATAGCATTTTTCTCTGAAGCAGAGAATGAATCCATATCACCAATAAGTCTGCTGATTTCAGAGACCTTTGAGAAAGTGTCCTGCTGCTGCCTGGTTCGATTTCTTTCTGCAGTCAGCGCCAGGTTGTGCTCGCGCCGTAGCGCCTGGATTTCCAGGTCCAGCCGTTCCAGTTCGGTCAGGATGTACTTCTGTGCAGAAGACTCTGCAGCAAGGGAGAGCGAAGATACCAAGCGGTCAATGCGTGTCTGACAAGTGCTGATCTTCGACGCGAGCACCTTTGGATCCGGACCGGCCAGGACCTCTGCGTTTTGTTCTGCGAACTGGTGAATGAGCGCCGGATCGCGTTCGATCGACTGCAGAAGTTCCAGGACTTTCTGATCCAACAGTTCGCATTTGATCTGGTGAGAATCACAGACTTCCTTCCCCTGCCTCATACGTTTCAGACAATAATACCAGGAGGAAACACCCTCTTTCTTTTTCTTCCTGGCCACGCACATGATAGAGCCACAGGAGCAACGGAGCACGCCCTTCAGAAGCGGGACATCGTACTTCATTGTTTTATCGAATTTGTTCCTGCAGAACCTGGCCTGCACAGCTAACCATTTATCTGCCGGCATGAATGGCTCATGAGCACCCAGGCAGACGAGCCACTTCTCCGGAGGCTGCATCTGGTGCTTTTTATTTTTCTGAGTTGTCCGGCCGTAGATCATGACGCCGCAGGTACCGTCCCAGGATTCACGTGGAGATTCCGGATCCATCTGGCAGCCCCTGGCCACATAATAATCATAGACCTCTGGAGTGGCCTGCACGCAGTAAGGCATGGTCAATATTTTATGCAGCTGCGCAGTTGAGAAAAAAGCGCCGCGCCGCGTCCGGATTCCCTGGTTTTTAAAAGCTGTCTCCATGCTCTGGAGTGAGTAATCGTTCTGCAGGAAGGTATCAAAAATCCAGTTTACATATTTCACACCTTCCGGATCCGGAACGATGGAGCAGTGCTTTTTACCGTTTACCTCAATGCGGGTACGGACATATCCTTCAGGTGGGTTTCCGCCGGTCCAGTAGCCCTTCTTTGCAAGACCGATCATGTTGTCCGCTACCCTGGCCGCAATGGTCTCGCGTTCCATCTGAGCAAAGACGACGGTAACATACATCATGGCGCGCCCGATCGGCGTGGACGTGTCAATATTTTCTTTGATAGAGATAAACTTCACCCGGTGTTCTTCCAGGATTGCGTAGATATTAGCAAAGTCCCGGACGTCCCTGGAAAGACGGTCCAGTTGGTATACAATCAGAACATCACAGTTCCCGGCAGAAATATCTGTCAGGAGACGCTGCAGATCAGGACGCTTGATGTTCGCACCGGTGAAGGCTTCATCCTGGTATTCCAGGAAGGAATCCACCTGTCCGGAGAACTTCATCTCCACATAGTCCCGGCACATCCGGAACTGGTTGTCGATGGAATCTGAGTGATCAGAATAGATTGACTTCCTGCCATAGCAACAAATGTTCATAAGAACCTCCTAAAAAAGGGTATAAAAATAACACCTATGCAGGCGCCATGAACTGTGCTATAATTCTCTTGTCGAGAGGGAATTGTAGCCAGCTGAAGGGCTGTCTGCAAGATTTACGAGATCGTCTGGCGTTGGAAGCGCCGGGCGATTTTTTATTCAGTTTCTGTGTCAGATACAGATTTGCTTCCTATCTCGCAGGTATAGTTTGTAATGATACCTTTATTGTTTGCAGTCACTCCTGCAATAGCTCTCAATAAATATCCAACGAGTTGTTCTTCCTGAACGCGAGACTTATCTGTACATTTAATGTCAAGAGTCATCTTAATCATTGTTTTACCCTCCGTTATTCACTTTCCTCTGCGTTCAAATCTTCCACTTCTCCAGTTTCAACGTCAATCCAGTAATCACCGGTGACTTCTCCACCAAAGAGCAGCTTCGCATCGTGTTCTTCGCCATCCACATATTTGTGAACAGTTACAGAAACGTATCCGGAAATCGGCGCGTCGCTAATCTTTGTAGTTGTCTGATCAGTGAAGTTTACGACCGCATGGATCTCGTCTTTAGAGGTCACAAACTCTTTGTAATAAGCCAGGGCGAAGTCCAGAGAAGATTTGTCGGAGGCCAGGGTAGCAATGCGCCAGTTCCCGGTCACGTCGTTTCTGACTTCATTCGAGAAGTGCAGCTGGATCGCGTCCTCGTCCTTATCATCTTCGGAACACTTCAGGTCATAGGTTCCATCCTTGACCGGTTCCTTCTTTTCTTCTGCCGGAGCTTCTGTGGCGGAAGCGTTCTCGGCCATGACTGCGTAGCTCGGAGCAACTGCAAGAGTTCCGGCCAACAGTAAAGCGGCTATTTTCTTTTTCATCATAAAGCACGCCCTCCTTTGAGTGAGATTTATATGAAACAGAGCACCAGGGAGGCACCCGTATTTCCAGAACTTACCAGTATATCTGCGGTATATACAAAAGGTATAATGTTTGTCGGCCCAGTCGCTCCGGCCAGAAAAGGGGGAGTCGTATGAGCAAAAAATACATTTTCTTAGATCGGCAAGACATATATGCGATTTACTATCGGAGCAATCACACTATTTATTATAACCTTAATGCACAAAGGGCACAGATAATTCTAATACGATAAAGGGCCAAACAGGAGGGACTGGGTTGTTTTACCCGAGTCCCCCTTTTTTGTCCTCATTTTCCAGAGGCGGGAACTTCTGCTCAAGCTCTTCCGGCGTATCAGGGATATCTGAATAATCCGGATCCTGGAGAGAAACAACCACATCCGTCATGAACTTAAGGACGGCCTCCCTGACTCCAGGTTTCAGACCGATATATTTCTCAATAAGAACTCTGTCCGCAGCAGACAGGTTATACTTTTCAGTTAAGGCCTCTAATTCACTATCTGAATTATTGGTCTTTTTATCTCCCCATCCAGCACGGAGCCATTCTTCATTTATTCCATATTCGCGACAGATTGACAGGACAGCCTGATCTGAAATGTTACGTTTTCCACTTTCGATCAGAGCAATCGAGTTTTGTTTCAATCCAATTCTCTCGGCAAATTCCTGCTGAGTTAAGCCAAGTTCACGTCTTATCTGCTTGATTCTTTCATTCACTTATTTCTCACCTCCATGCCCCGATTATACAATATAAAAATCACTTAGTCAATAAAATATTTCTCAATCAACAAAAAACATATTGACAAACATGGACTGAGCAATATATAATCATTGCAGAATCAATAAAACAACGCACTGAAGAAAGCAAAGGGAGGA